CCAATCTGCCTTAATTCACCTCGCTATATGTAAGTCTAAAATGTTATTCCGTTATCACTTCATAAATTTTAGACTAACATATAGCGGGCTCATTACAGGCAGGATTTCCACTACAATCCCTAATGCACGCAACGAGTTATTATATATTTATACATGACTTGTAATATATTATAAGTTCAAAAATCCATGTATAGATATTACCAGCCGTCCGAACCTCCTCTCTCTCTGGTTTTTCCAGTATATCACATGAGTCAAGGGTAAAAATTATTTTCCCTTGCAAACCCCATCATTAAGTGGCGAAAATAATTTTTATCCCTATAAAAAAACCTTGAATATTGGTGTTTTTTTATAGGGCAAACCCTTGACTTCATGTGGCATGCAATATACAACCAGAGAGAGAGGAGGGAAGAGCAACGACAGCAACATTTATTCAACTATACGTTCCTTTTATTTGCGAAAAATGCCAGGCTACCGCGTGGGTAGACAACCGTTACTTTGTTTTATTTTGCCCCTATTGCGGATACAACGGAAAGGAGGAGGACCCCGATGTTAATCGAACTAGAAGAAAAATATCTGCTAATAACCATTCTTATTTCTGCCAAAAGAGACACCATAAAATTATTGAACATGGACCGTCCACGTGAGCTAGACCCTAAATTCGAGCAACTACTAAACGAAAAAATTGACTTAATTAACGGACTGCTAAGCAAACTCGACAACTTATAAGCAACCGGCCGGGAAGTGGATCATGCTTCCCGGCCCTAATGAAAGGAGGAATAATATGCACAAAGAGTATATATCAGGATTCGGAGAAAGCCTAATTCTTACCCCTAGCGAACTTAACGACATACGCCACGAACTGATTTTTGACTGTCATGCTGAATACGGTGGCCTTTTGGTTCAATGCTATGTACACAAAGACAACGATAATCAGTATGCTGTTATTACAGACATAGAATACCCTGAATAAGCAACCGGCCGGGAAGTGGATCATGCTTCCCGGCCCTAATGAATTGTATTATTATCCTTCTATGTTATATAATATAGTTATCGACTTCGCTTTCAGATATCCATACTATTTTAACATAATCATTCTCATAATCCCATTCTGGAGGAATACACGCCAGTATTCCTTCTTTTATTTTTTCTGCACCCTTTAACCCTACACTAGCATAAAACAAGCGGGAACCGACATCTATACCCTGCCCAATATGTTTACTTACATACTTAGTTATATAAGCCGAGACAGCATGCCTATTGCCTATCGGAGCCAGCGAACACCACCCAAATTTACGCATATAATCCGGATAATTCAAATAACCTTTTAAGCCCCAGGGAACACCCGGAGGAAAATCTGCCAACATCTCAGGAGATACGCCTTGCAACAACCCGTGTATATGCCACGCCGGAGTTAACTCACCATCACGCAACTTGTGTTGTTCCGGCACAAATAAGTATCTCAGTTCACAGCCCCACTTTTTGCGCTGGTCTCTTATAAACTGCGTTAAATCAGCTTGAAACCTTGATAAATCATAACGATTGTATTTTCCCTTATCCAACGTCATAGTAATAAAATACTGCCAGTCATTACACATAGCCAACTCAAATATTCTACTTTTCGCCCTTGAAATATTATTCTCCAATTTGAAATCCCCTTTATCACCTTTTACTAAACCATCATCTTTACACTCTATACCTTTTTGTCTCTTAGTCGCCATCCAAATAAGCTTGTACTTATCCCCGTATCGTTTTATTACCGCTACATCTCGTTGATACAGGGAATGACTATACGACACTTAATCACCCCCCCCAGGGAACACAGCTGTTGTAAAAAGCGGGACCAGGGCATACGCCCAGGCCCCGCTTTTTTTGCCAACACCAAAACCTAACGGGCAACTCTTTTCGCACCACGTATAAGTTTAAAAGCAACACCACCCGCCAGACCAACGACAAGGATATTCAACGGGAAAGTAGCCAGCAACCCTAGTAAATCAGTACATAGACCAACAACCGCAGTTAAATCAGAAGCCAACCCAGTCATTGCAGTTCATCCCTCCTTCCAATTTTCTTTTTTTACCTCCCCATGTCTATCATGCTACGCATTAAATAAGACACGAGATATATAGCCAGCCCTGCAAAGAGCATAACTAACCCACATTTGAAAATATATTCTAGGAACTCAAAACCTTCTGGAGGAACCCCTACTAAACTTATGAGCGTCTCCACAGCCTAGCCCCCCAACTAATCAAATACATCAAAAACCCTAGAAATATAATTGCTAAAACACAATAATCTATTTCTGCCTGATGAACCAATAACTGAACAATCGGATCGGAGTCAACACCTATTAATTCCACCTGGGTCACAACACCCGTCTCAGGATTATACTGAAATACATCTACCGGCTCAAACCCTTCACTTGTCACCTCGTTAACGCCCGTTTCATCCACTGCTACTCCTCCTCCCTTTCTATCGACCTATTTATTAACCGCATACATATTCCCATTACCATTACCGCAACGAATAACTCTAAAAAAGTAACACGATATTGCCCTATAGGTATTTGCAACTGCATAACCTGCCAGGCAGCAGCAAATAGAAAATGAGCTATATCAGCAACAGTCATTTTATTACCTCCCCAATACTCGCAGAATAATAGTCATACATATTCCTAATATCATTATTGCTATTAATTCTGACGGTAACCACTTAAACATTTCTGCAAACATACGCGTAACTTGTCCTATACCCGACATGAAACTTTTTATTGTAGTCACTAACAACCCCAGGGAATATATTACTGAATCAGCAAACCACTTTATGTAATCAAAAATAGTAGCATTTTCTCCAGGCAACGGCGAAGGGCCATCACCGTAATCCGGCCCTCCCGGAACAATAGGTTCCCCTGTATCATCATCTAATCCATCCCCATCTTCATCCCGAATACCCTGCTTAAGTATTACCATGCGATTAGCATACAAGGATTTAGTGCCATCTGTCACGTATACAGTTATTTCGTTAACACCCTTATTCAACGATATAGTATCGTTACAAGTACCATATATGTACCCATCAATGACCTTAAAATCTCTTTTACCTGCCGCCCATACATTAACCCCATCTATAATAAAACTCAATTCACTAGCATCATCACCAATAAATCCGAACTGATATTGTATTGACTGTTGTGCTGTACTAAACATATAGCCATCATACGGAGGCCAATTTATTACTATTCTATCTTTCAAATAATCCCTTTCCCCTTCTTCTTCCATTGGAGGCAAACCAACCTGTACAACACCCCCAGCTATACTTGCGAAGTTTTTGTATTCAATCCATTTCTCCCCATTCCAGAATCTTAAAGCAACTCCGTATAATCCAGCTTCATAGTCATACACGTAAAAATACCCAGTATTCACACCAGTTGATGAATGTAAAAGATACTTAAAACTAGACTGGGGCTCCCCGTTTATTCTGACCTGCAGATACCAAATATCATCATCTGGATACAAATCGTCCTCGACATAATCGAAATCGATAAAATTTCCGTTAGCTGCCGTAAAAGCAACAAAACGTATTTGCTTTTCAAATAATTCTGCTGCTGTATATTGAGCTGCATAGGTATTACAGGCCATACAACCAATCATCACAAAAACCACAAAACATACCAACAATAATCTATTCATCAGCCCATCTCCTCATTTTGATTGGTTTCCGGTTCAGCTCAACAAACTTGTAATAGCTGTCAAATTGCCGAAAAATCTTTTGCTTAGCTAATTTCCTGTAACTCTTTACATGGTTCTTACCCTTAGCTACATCCTCGACTGTTAAATAATATGTATAGCGGAACCATAAAGCCCTGGGTTGACCGTTAATCTTAACAAACGGGAGAAACATAGCATCAGCCCACACCCAATACGACACTATATCCCTGATATTCACATCTAAGGTAGTTGGCATCTGAGATATAATAACCATGTCTAATTTAAAATGCCTGTGATGCATAAAAAACTGGAACATTTCTTTAGGGAACTTAGCCCAATCTCGATTACGGAACCAGCTTGACCCTTCGTCGATACAGAGCAGGGAACCCTCCGGGAAGGACGAAACGGCCAAATCATTGAACTCTAACACATAAGCACCCGGCATGGGATAATTAGAAAAAACCGGACGGCCCTTCTTAACCGCATCTAATATTTGCAACGACATGAAATAACTTTTACCCCCACCCGGAAGGCCACAAACTCCATAAATCAATTGATATTCCCCCTTATTTGACCGGCAACATCTCAATTAGGTTAAAGCTGGTACGTTGACCAAATGACAGCCAGTCAACCTTTATTTTTACCGGCGTCATTATTGTAATATCCTTTGACAACACGCAATCATCACTCATAAATATCTCTGCCACTTCTCCCGTTTTTCCGTTTACCAGCTTGCACAAACGACACTTCACACCACTTTTTGCGGTAAATTCTTTCAGCCCTACAAAAATGGCGTTACCTTCTAACAATTCCCTTCACCCCCTTTTTACGTGAAAGATAAAACACGAATTATAATTCCTATTCTACACATTTTTTCTAAATCCTTCTTTTTTATGTATTTTTTATCGTGTACTTTTTAACGCCAACTTGATTAGAATTTCCCGACTTATGATACTATGTCAAGTAGGAGACCCTGGGACAAATCATAATGGCATTCCCTTCGGGACGGGCTTTCCGTT